ATAAGTATCTCTTATTTCAATACCTGCTATTTCTTTTAATGCATCGTCTAAAGTTTTCTTTGTACCATCTGCTCTAACAGGTTTAAATTCATATTTGTACACATCTCTAAAATAATCTTTAACGTCGTCTAAGTTTTTTAATGCAGGTTTTAATTGTGATTTAACATAGTTGTAACCAAACAACTTCCATAAATTATCCCCTAATTGATAAGACTCAATTGCTTTGTTGACAACTTTTCCTAATGCACCTTTTTTTGTAAACAATTGTTCTATAATTTGATCTGATGTTTTACCTTGAGTAACTGTAGTGCCTTTTGTTTTACCTAAATTAAAACTACTTGGTCCCATAAGTTCTGGTATTAATTGTTCTAGTTCTTGTGCGATTGTAGATGAGTCTAGTGCACCATTTTCTAATGCTTCTTGTAATACTTCTTTTAGTTTTTGTGGATCTTTGTTTTTACCAGTAAAGTCGTCAAACAATATTCTAAAATTATCTGCAACACTTGCACCTTTACCTATGTGTCCATTAGCTGTTGCAAACATAGCAGCAGTTGTAATGTTACGCATTTGTGTCATTACTGATAATACTGTTTTGTTCATTTGCACCCCTGCTTTAATTGCAAGTGCAGATTTCATAAAAGGTAGTTTTAATAATTGATCCATGATTAGTGTGTTGTCCTTCATGGCTTTTGCAATCTCTGGTAAGGTTAACATTTCTTCTTTACCTACTGTAAATATTTTTTGTAAATCTAAATTATATGGTTTAGAAACTTTTATTGGAACTAAATCTCTTGGAGATTGAATACCCATTTTTCTTGCAAAATCTAAATATTCTTTTCTATTTCTAAATATAAATTTACCCATGCCAAATTCTGCTATTTCTTTGTATGCTTTAGCACTACTAACAGTGTGCGCCATTTCAACAATAGTATCCATTATAATTTGTTTAGGATCATCTACTCTTCCCATTAATTTAGCCACAGCATCTGGTAAAATTTTTTCATCAGTAAAAAATTTATTAAAAGTTGTTTTAGGTATATTTAATTCCATTGAAGCATTAGCTATTGCTTTTAATCTTTGTGCAGGAGTCGATCCTTCAGCTCTACCAATTGCTAATAATCTATTTACTAATGCTGTTGCTTGCAATTTTGCATCAGATGGTAAAATTTTTTTGTCAAAAGATTTTAATAATTTAACAAAATAATTTATAGCTCCTTGATATGTTTCTTTGTCTGCTCTGTATTTACTGTTTTTAAATATTTCATATGACGTATGCAAATATCTACCCATGTTTTTAACAAGGTCGTCTTTAACATTCATACCTTTTAATATTGGAGACAACTCTGTAGAATAGTCATCTATTAATTTTCTAATTGCAAATGAAGATGATTGTAAAGAATCAGGTAATTCTTTTAATTTTATATTACCTTTCATGTATTCTAAGACTTTACCCCATTGTCTCAGTGCATTTGTAGCTGTAGTAGAATTAAATAATATATCACTGAAGCCAGCTTCAGCTAATTTGTACATTTGTCTATCTAAATCTTTCATAAATATATCAGTAGATTTTTTAGCAGCTTTATTTAAGCCATCTAGTTTTTTAAGTTCATTTCTAGTTTGAACATTAAAAGGACCACCTGATTTAAAATTTTGACTAAATTGATCTATACCTCTTAGTATAGATGTTTTTATATTTAAACCATACTCTGAAAACTTCCATAATTCTTGTTTCGGTATACCTGCTTTTGTAAGTCCTTTGTCTATGTTTTCTGACAAGAATCTAAGTGTTTGTGGTAGTCCAGATTTTTCACTAGCAAGTAATTTAGACGTGCCTGTTAATACAGGTCCAACTACTTCTGTTGATGCAACTCCAATAACTTTAGATGCACCTTTAAATGTAGGTCCTACCAAAGTCAATGCTCCTAAAAAAGCTGTACCCTCTGCACCAAATTTTAATTTGTTTCTTAACACTGCAGCTGCATATTCTTTTGGATCTTTAATTCCTTCTAAACTTTCAAGTTTAGAATTTGCTAAAGCTTTCTCTAAAAAATTTCCTTCTTCGTCACCAAACACATCACCAACACTTCTTTGTCCCGTAGCTGAAACTGTTGTATCTGCTGCAAATCCTGGTAGCACCCAATAGCCACCAAACTTTGCAAGATTTAATCCAACTTCTCCTGCTTTTGTTTTAGCTAAATTTTTTGCTGTTTTTTGTGCAAGTTTAGTTTTAGTTGCTTTACCAATTACTCTTTTTGCAATTTTTTGTGCTAATGCAAAACCTGTACCATATTGTGTAAGAATAGATGTAAATTTTGCAACTCCTCCCGCTTCATTACCATAAATTTCATCAAGATCTAATTCAGGTAGTGCTTTTTGTACATTGTCTAATGTTTCTGTATCTAAATATAAATCAGATAATGCAGATATTAATTCTGCTGAACCTCTAACTGCTGTATATATACCATGTCCAGGTCCAAGAGATGCTTGTACTAATTTAGACTCCATGACTTTTTTTCTAGCTTTGTCTCCTACATCATCTTTTCTATACAATGCATCGTAAGCACCAGCCCCCATCATGTTGTAGTCAGCAAACCTACCCATGTCTCTCTTATCAGCTATGTTTGAAAAATTTTTACTGTCTTTAAAATACTCTGAATAACCTTCTTTTTTGTATTCATCTAAAAATTCTATTACAGGTGTGGGATCGTTTTTAAATATATTTAAAAATCTATCTACATCTAATTGAACATCTACAGGTAATTCTTCTACAAAATCTTTATAGTTATCATCTAATATAGCTGATGGTTTGTTTGCATCTTCTCTAGCTTCAATACCAGGACCATAAATACCTACACCAAGTTTTTCAAAAAAACTTCTATCTTCAGGTGCTTTTTCTAAAGCGTTTTTTAAAAATGGTCTGATTGTTGTTTCGTCTCTCGCCATGGGCCTCCTTAAACGGTAGCCACATCTATGACTAACTGAACTCCGTATTTGTCATTAAATGATGATACGTCTTCTTGGTTTTTGATACTTGCAAAATCTGCAAATGCTTCTTTGTTATAAGATATAAGTTGAACAACTTCATCTGAAACTTCCTGTGGTAATCTAGATCTCAACATTGCATAGACTTTGTTACCTGAATCTTGTTGTGTTTCCATAGCAACATCTTGTTGTGCTGCCATTTGTTGTGGTTGTTCACCCATCATAGGTGATCCCATTTGTCTTTCGACTCTACCGCCATCTGCAAAACCCATTGATCTTCTATAATCATCAACTGCTTTATCTAGTTGTGAAGCGCTTGGTGGTACTCCATTTAACTCTATAAATTCTGCTCTTAAATCAGCTCTAAGTTCATCCTCTGTTTGATAACTAGAACCTATGGTTAATTTTAATCTTCTATTAATTTTTCTTTTTTCATTTGAATATACCGAAGGATCTAAACTTTCTTTTTGATTTTCTAACTTTTCTAAAGCTTTTTCAAGTTGGTTTAGTTTTTGAAACTTCATTTGAAAAACTTTTTGTGATCCAGATGAAGTTGGTTTAAAAAGTTTAGCTAAAGCTAAATCAGTTGAAGGGTCTAATTTTTTAAGTTCTAATTTTTTTCTAGCTGACAATGCAGGTAATGCAATTGATGTACCTTGTTTTGCAAAATTAACTAATATATCTAAAGGATTGTTTGATGTTTCTTGACTTAAAACATTTGATGCTTGTTGTAAAGCTTGCATATTAATTAAATTATTCATACCATCCATAGCTGCATCTCTTTTTTCTATTTTATCTAAAGCGCTTTTTAAAAGAGAGTTATAATCATATTTAGGGTCTTGAAAGCCCTCTCTACCATTCATATCTTGTCCTTTAATAACTCCACCACCAATTGAATAATTTACTTTTTCATCTAAACCAGATGTAATACCCGTACCTTGAGAGGCAGCCTTGCCTCCCAGTTTAAACATTGGTCTTTGCATTACTTTATAATTCATATTTAACTAAATAATTTACCTAAACTAAATGCTCCTATACCTGCTTGTATTGCTCCTGCCATTGGACTTTGTTGAGGAGGAGGTGTTCCATAAGTTGTTTGAACAGAACCTAATCCGCCACCAACACCGGTTAAACCTTGACCAAATCTAGCAAGCCTTTCAATAGGTTCATAAGCAGCCATTCTGTTTGCTTGTTGAGTTGTGTCTAATAAAGCTTGTCTGTATCCAAAATCTTGTTGTCCTAAACCTTGAGCTAAACCAATACCTTGTTGAGCTAGTTGAGGTTGTAATGATGCTAATTGTGATTGTTGACCAAATCCTTGTGCAGCTAATTGATTAGCTTGAGTAAATCCTGCTTGATTTAATTGAGCTGCAAGTAAAGCTCTATTCATATCTGATTGATTTTGATATTGAGCTTGTTGAACTCCTTCTCGTCCACCGCCAAATGCACCTGCAGCTACAGCTGCATCACTTATTTGTTGTTGTCTAGCTGCTTGTTGTTGATCAAATTGTTGTAAAGTTGCATCTCTTACTGCTTGTTGATAAGGAGATTCAAATTGTCTAAAAGCATCTGGACCAGTCATTCCAGCAGCTGCATCTAAAAATGGTTGATACCCTGCAACACCTGTTCCTTGAACACCTGATACAGCACCTGTTTTAGGATCAAATTGTAATGTGCCAAGTCCTGCTTGATCTGCTGCTATTTGTTGTGCTCGTTGTTGTAAAGAACCTACACCTGCAACTCCTGGTGCAAACTTGGAAGTATCCATTGCTTGACCGGCTTGTATAGTTGCACCTTCTAAATATTTATCTATACCTGGTCTTAAATAATCCGGTGCTGTGGTTATCGTTTTACTAATTACTTCTTCTGCTTCATTAGCCATTATACTGTTACTCCTTTTGCTTCAGGTTGTTGTTCTAATTTTTTCATAGCATCATACATTTTTTTTGCACCTTTTTGTACGCTACCACCACCTGCTGCTCTTACAGCATCTGCGGTAAATACGAATTCATTTTTGCTTAATCTAGCAGGCACGTCATCGGCTTTTTCAACTGCACCATATGGCATGAAGCCACCAGTATACCTCATATCTGCTTCAATTGGAAGCCCTCCTAAGCCACTTTCTTGAGCCGTGGGCATTGATCCAAGAGCAAAGTTTTCACGCATTAAACCACCCTCTGCTGCTTGTTGTTTAACATTAAAAAATTGTAATAGTTCTTGCATATCTACAGGTTCTCGTCCATTAAACTCTATAAACATTTCTTTAGCTTTTTCTAGATCTAAATCTTTAGGTATTTCTGCCATCATAATACCTTCTTTGTCTTTAGATGCTAGTCCTCTAAAATAATCTTCTAACATTTCATTGTATTCATCTGTTCCTCTTAATTCTTTCATATCAGGAAAGACTCTTTCAAATTCTTCTTTATATTCTAATAAATCAAACTCAGCCATTTTTATCGGTTTTAATGGTTTTGGTCTAAATGGTTTATCTTCATCAGGTAATGCAGGTCCTTGTGGTTTTGGTATAAAAGGATTAACAACACCTTTTTCACCTGCCCCCATTGCATAATTAGTTCTCATTAAACCACCACTTGCTACATTTTGTTTTAAAACAAATTGATCTGGTATTCTAAAAGCATCAGTATTTAACATACTAAACATTTCATATCCTTTATCATAATCTGCAGAATTTCCTGTTGCACTAGCAAGATTATTTCCTGCTTCTTCTGGTGTTTTAGAAGATTGTATTAAAGATAATAAACCAGTTCCTATTCCTGCTATTTTAGACATACTAAATGTTCCTGGTTCTTTACCACCTAATAAAAAATCACCTAATTTAGTTTGATCTCTAAAACCTTTAATTTGATCCATGACTCCTTGTTCACCACCAAATTGAAACATTTTACCACCTGATCCAAATATACCTGTTGTTGCATCTTGTGTTACTTGATTTTTAGCTCTTCCACCCAAAATTTGTTCTGGAGAACCAAACAAAAATTTATTAGCTTTAGGTAATTTTTCTGCAAAAAAACCTTTTCTTTCCATAAGAGGTAAAGATTTTTGTGAGCCTAACGCTTTATTAGCATAAGGTAATGCAGTTAAAGCTAAATCCATTGGACTAATTCTACCTGTTTGTTTTGCTGTACCTAACAAGTACGCAGCTTCTCTGTATCCTGGCGGTAAGAAAGGTGCAGCAGCTCTCATGATACCTGCTATTTCTTTTGGTACTATTTTACTAGCAAATTTTGTAATAGGTTTGGTTATTTTTTTAGTAATCTTTTTTACAAAGCTTCCTAATCCGTAATTTTGTCTGGGTTGTTGCATTCTTGATATTGCCATCGTTTTATTATATTATAATTTTGTATCTCCTCCAAGAGGTAATGCTTCAACAATTACCTTAACATCTCTCTTAATATCGTCAGCTACAGTATCTGTTTCTGGATCTTGTACATCATTCATAGCCTCTGCATCTGAATTATACTCTTGACCTGTTTTAGTATTGGTTAATGTAATTTCTGTTTGCGGTGTAATAATCTTAACTGGTTTACCGTTTATTATTTCTATTCTATACGATGCTTCTGTTTCTATAAATGACATATTAATCTCTGTTTATTTCTAATATTGATGCTACTACATGCAATCTATTTGCATCTGCAGCGGTTACTTTTAATACTTCGTTTTCTTCTAATATAACAGGTTGAGTCAGCAATTGTTCTGTTGCATGACCTGCTACAGCCTTTACATCAAACAATACAAATACATTACTAGATGCATCTGTTATAGTTGCTGTAATCGTACTACCATTATTACTATCATCACAAACTAAAATACTTTTTATAATGGCTCTTGAATCAGATGGTGCAGTATACAAAGTAGTTACATCTGTGGTTGTTAAATCTAGTTTTGCGTTTTTATAAATGTTAGCCATTAAACCAAGTAAACCTTTCTTGTTCTTGTTTTTGTTCGTTTAAAAATGTAGAATTTAATTGTTCAACAACTAAAGATATTGCTCTGTTAATTTGTTTTTGGTTAGAAAAATCATATTCTTCTTTTGGTTCTGGTATTCTTACTACTACTTTAGCCATTATATTAACCTATTTTCTACTTGTCTTAATACTTCTTTATCAAAACCAGTTATATCCACACCTGCATTTGCTAAGAATCCTTTAGCAATACCATCACCATTATAGTCAGCAAACTCAATGTCTTTAATAAATATTCTTCTGCCTGTTGTGTCTAATGAATATACGACTGGTATCTTATCAATTTTAACAGATAGTGGACTGTCTTTAACCATAATAAATTTACCATCTTCTTTAACATAGTGACTACCTGCAACGGTAACACCTTTGTAATCGTGAATCTCATCAGACGCTTTAAATTGGAATACACCTGTAACTTCTCCACCTTTGGTTTGATCACCAAGTTGTATCTCTTTAATTTTTTTCTCAGAGCCATCAGCCATTTGAATAGGAGTGCTTGGATCAAAACAGAAAAATCCTTGATTAGAACTTGTCATCGCTCCGCTAGTACCACCTACATTACCAAAATCACTACTACCTGGAGTTCCTCTTTCGCTTTCAACAGCTGCTTGTTGTTGTTCTGCTTGTCTTCTAGATATTCCTTGTGTTTTTGCTGCAGCTTCAATCTGTAATTTTCTTGCTCTTGCAGCATCTCCTGCTTTTTTAGCTTCAGCTTTTTTTCTGTTTAGTTCTTCAATTGCTGCTTGTCTTGCATTTTCAGCTGCTTCTGCTTCTTTTCTTTTTTCTTCTCTAAGTTTTTCTAGTCTTTCATCTAATTTAGTATCCTTACCTTTATAATTTGGATCTCCATATTTTTCTAACAAAGTATTTTGAATTGCTTTAATTCTTCTATCATAAGCATTTTGTAAACCATATGTTGTAGGCTCACCAAATCTACCACCTGTTAACATGTTTAATAAACCACCTGATACAGGATTGTATCCAGCCATTAAACCACTTTGTATTGTACCATCTTTTATGTTACTGCCATCTTGACCACCATAATAATTTCTCATAAATGCTGCTCTTGGATCTTGTTCAGGTATAAGTCCTCTTGCTACATTACCCATTATTCCTCCACCTTTTATAAAATCTAAAAGTTTACTACCACCATCTTTTATATTTTGTAATATACCTGTAGATTTATTAGGTTCAGAAAAAGTCATACCTAATATTCTGTTTTGATCTGCTATGGTTCGTGGTTGTTTATAAGCTTTTCCCGTAATTGGATTTCTTCCTAACGGAGCTGTTTGTTGATAGTAGTCATCAAAAGAAACAAAATCAGGACTTGATTTAGAAAATTCATTATAGTCATCTCTTACAGAATTCATAAAATTTTCATAGCCAATTCCTTGTGAAAGTTGTTGATTGTTTGTTGATGAAGTAGGTTTAATAAATGCAGGTGCACCTTCATCACTATACTGTAAAAAATTATTACCACCATCATTGTCTTGTACATAAAAAGGAAGACCTGTTTCAAGTGAAGCCAGACCTTTATCTTCATCTGAGGGAGCATCTTTATAATAATCTGTATAATCTTTTAATAAAAATTTGTCATCAATACCAAATGTTTTTCTTGCATTTAATAAATCTTCATCAACAATTTTATTTGCTGGTGTTGCTTTTATAAGGTTTGCTAAATCAAAAGGTATTGCCATTATCTACGTCCGTCTGGTTGTATATCAATTCGTAAAGTGCCAAAACGCCAAGACTCACTAACATCAGTATTTTCTATCTTAATGTTAACAAATCTTCCTCTGGCTCTAGTATCCTTTTTATCAGTGCTAGAGTTGATTGTAAAGGGACTTAAAGTTGTTGTTGTATCAGATTGTTGAGGATACCTTTTAACAGCTAAAGTTACTTTAGCGTTTCCTTGTAAATTTTTAAAATCAGGTACAAATCTTCTCATAGCTAAAAATACTTCTCCTGAAATACCTTCAGTACCTTGTTGTCTTGATTGTATATCAAAATCATAAGATTTTACAAAAGATGTAACTACTGTAGTGCTACCGTCAGGATTTACTTGATCAGTTCCAACCTCATGTTCAAAAAATTGTGTTTGACCTAAACCATCTTGACCTACCACAACAGGAAAACTTCCATCAGAAGAACTAATATATTTAGTTGCAAAAGGTTTTTGATAAATAGAAGCATCAATCCAAGTGGTTCTAGACTCTGTTCCAATATACCAAACACCTCCTCTCATCGGTTCACCATAATTAAAAGCAACATATTGATCATTAAAATCAGAACTAGTTGATGGATAATACCAAACAACTTCTGTAAACAAATTATTAATACCAGCACATATTTGTTGACCTTTAGTAGTATCTGCTTGATCATAAACATAATCTTCAACACTACATGGTAGTGATTTAACTGTACCATCAAACATAAAGAAACCATTGTTTGACATCCAAAATGCGGTACCATCTATTTCAACAGCTGCATTTTTACCAATCAATCCACAGTTAGTACCTACTTGCTCAAACCCAAAAGTAAAAGGCGCACCAATAAATTTCATTGTGTACAATGCATTATCTGTCCAAACTAAAATTGTTTCTTTAGCTTTTAATGAACCCATGATCCGTGTTCCATCTTGCAATCTTTGTGTACCAGCACTGTTGATTGCTGTTGGTGTATAGTCATTTATATCTTCTTGATCCGAAAATCTTATAAACATATCATCTTGTGTTGTTGTATCTCCAATAGTTGTTTCAGTGCCTAAATGAATTAAGTGACGTGTTGTAGGTGAAACTAATGTAACTCTTGTTGCAGTTGGATTATTAGATGTAGAAAAACCAGATGTAGATGTTGATGCTCTAACAGTTAAAGGAGATGCAGCTCCTGCGTTCCATGTAAATGTTTTACCATTAGCAATAGTTGCAACTAACACTTGACCAAAATTACTTAAAGACCATAAACCAGGTTCTAGTACTACTTCAGAAGCTTTTACCGCGCTTCCAAAACCCGTAAAGTTTGATGCATCAGTTACGACTGCACTGCTTGAATGAGCTTGACCATTTGATGTACCAATAGTTGCGGTTCCAAAAGCTCCTCTTGTAATACCTGTTAAAGTATTTACACCCTTACCAGTATAAGTAATTAACTCGTCACCAACTAATATAGTTCCAGCAGTTGGAAAACCTGCGTTAGATGTAATATTAATTACAGTTCCTGATCCACCAGTACCATTAGTATCTGCAAGCAAAGCACCATTTAAAGTTGTTATTTGTGCACCGGGTACTGTTCCACCATATTGACCAACACCAAAACCATAACCATATGACTGTGCAGCAGGACCAACTTTTTCATAAGGTATGACACTACAAGATCCTGTAGCCACACCATCTGCTGTTTCTGTTCCTGTTACAACTATAATTTTAGCAGAAGTTACTCTTGTAACTTGAAATAATTTATCTTCAAAAGCAGCATCTGTTAAATTTACACCACTAGGAGCAGTAACACTATCTAGTAAAATAATATCTCCTGACTCTAGATTATGGTCAGATGAAAAAGTTAATGTAACTTCTTTTGATCCACTTAAAGAAGACATTGAAACACTTCCAATTGTAGATTTAATTGGAGTAATATCATGAAGCTGTCCTTCAAAATATAAAAGTAAAAATTTATCTGTTCCAATAGCTACATATTTATTACCTTCTAGGTCAACAAATGCAAACTCACGTCTTGCAACACCTACTATTGTATCTGATATTAATGATGACCAACCACCTACTTTCTCCGGTAGTCCATATCTAAATCTTGTATTATCACAATCTATCCATCTGTTTTCTGCACCGGATGTTGTGTCTTGTTTGTCTATTCCTGGTAAGACTTTAAAATCAATAAGAGCCATGATCCGTGCTCCTTACGCCGTGTTAGTTTTGTAAGCCCAGCCTCTTGTTGCATCCACATACACTAATGTAAAAGCCTGACCGTTAGTGGTTAGTGTCAGGTTTGATGTACCTGTATTTATCGGTTGACTGTTTCTATTTACAATCAAGTTGTTAGAGTTAAAAGTTCCTCGTGCATCAATAAATGTAACTTCTGATCCAACTGCAGGTGATGCAGGTAAAGTTACTGTAATTGGGTTAGCTGTTGTGTTTGCAAATATCTGATCACCATCTACTGCTGTGTAAGCTGTAATTGTTGAAGAGTTTAAAGTTACATAACCTTTGTTACGAATACCAAGATTAACGTTTGTACCATCAGAATATATTAATGATTTAGATCCTATAGGTAATACAACCCCGTTCCCTGATACTGTTTTAACTGTTATTGTATATAGTGCAGATGTACCTCTTGTTGTTGCATCTTCAAACACAATAATTCTTTCAGCACCATCTGGTATAGTTACACTTCTGTTTGCACCTAATGTACCAGTTAGTTTGATATATAAATTTTTACCATTTGATGTTGCACCATTGTCAAGTGCTAATGCAAGATCACCACTTGCAAGCTGTGCTGTAGATAAATAACCTGAAGATAATTGTTCTAATATCTCTAAATTTGTATTGGTGATCGATCCCCAAAGACCTGCCTTTTCACCTGTTGTGATGAGTTCTAATTTTGAATTTGTTGAAAAACTTGATGCCATAATTCTCCTAATACGGGTCTATTGGTGTCCAGACTTGACTGACTCCTGGGTCAATGTCGTTCCAAGTAATAATACCCGCGTCTTTTACTGTTAACGTCATTGGTACACCAGTTGGTGTTACGTTTGCCGCTGCTGTAATACTAACACTTCCAGTGCCAATGGTCAATTGATTTCCTGTAACTGAAACGTTGGCTGCCGCTGTTACTGTGACTGTACCCACACCTAAAGTAAATGGTGTAGCCGTAGGTGTTACATTTGCTTTACCACTGATTGTTAGTGATCCAAAACCTAAAGTTAAAGGACTACCAGTTGGTGTTACAAATGCTCCTGCTAGTGCAGAAGAACTACCTATACTTAATGTTAGAGGACTTCCTGTTACATTGATTGTAACGTTAGGGTTAAAGAACGATGTCGATATTGGAGCACCGGATATGGAAGTCAGGCCGAGCATCTATTACGCTCCTGTCAGTGCTTTTATCTCGGCGTCTGTTAATCCTAGATCTTTAAGTTTTTGTTTTCCAGATGATTTGTCTGTTTCTGTTTGTGTAGCTTCTTCTTCAGCAGTAGGTAACTCTGCCATCTTAGCTTCTATGTCAGCTTTAGAAATAGGTGTTGTTCCTTCTAACCATTCTATTTCACAAGTATTAATATCACTTCCTCTAACATTTACTATTGCATTAGGATTTATTTTTAATATTGCTTCTATAATCATTCTTCTACCTCTGTTGCATACATAAAACATGGTCCATTAATTCTTGCATTTTGACCACTAATATTACTTCTAATT